GGTAGAGGCCGAAAATGGCACGCACCTGCTCGGCCTCGGCCTCGTTGACCAGCAGCTTCCGGCCACCCGGTGCCACGTCGTAGCCCAGGATGGGCACCCCGCCGCACCAGCGGCCAAGGCGCTTGGTAGCCGCCACCTTGTCGCGCACGCGCTCAATCATGTTCTCACGCTCGAACTGGGCGAAGCAGATCAGGATGTTGAGCATCAACCGGCCCATGGGCGTGGCCGTGTTGAAGTGCTGGGTCACGGAAACAAAGGCAACTTGGTGCTTCTCCAGTAGTTGGAGCAGGCCGACAAAGTCGTTTAGCGAGCGCGACAGGCGGTCGAGCTTGTAGACCGCGATGATCTGGATCTTGCCCGCCTCGACATCCGCGAGGAGCCGCTTCAGCGCGGGTCGGTCGGTGTTGCTGCCGGAGAAGCCACCGTCGTCGTAACGGGCATCGCTAGCCACCCAGCCCTCGTGGCGCTGGCTGGCGATGAACTGCTCGCAGCACTGCCGCTGGGCGTCCTGGCTGTTGAACTCCCGGTCGAGCCCCTCCTCGGTGCTCTTGCGGCAGTAGATGGCGACGGTCTTGGGAGCAGGGGTCGTCATGCTGCACCTACGCGTTTGGTCAGGCCGAAGAACAGGTACCCGTTCCACTTGGTTCCCGTCACCGCCTTGGCCAAGGAAGACAGGCTGCGGTATATGGCGCCATCGTGCTCGAAACCCTCGGGGTGGACCGTGGCGAGGATTGTGCGGCCCTTCCATTCCCGGCGCAGCACGGTGCCGGGGGCGAGACCCGTATCCCGGGCCTGGGGCAAGGTGATGACCTTGGTGCGGGAGGGATCGGGCGTGCCGGCGCGGTCGACCGGGCGCCGCTCGCGCAACTGTGCGTCCTTGGCCAGTTCGGCGGCGCGCACCAGGGCCCGCTCGCTGAGGCCCCCCTCCTCTGCGGCCTGGAGGCGCCAGGCGATGCGGCGGACCAGCCAAGTCTTGTGGCGGGAGGCAGTTGGCTCGCCCAATGCCTCGTGGTGGTAGACGCGCAACTCGTTCACCGTCATGGTGTCGAGGCGCGCGATGGCGGCTGTGGTTGCTGGGGACATGCTGTGGTTCTCCTACGCGCCAGGCTGGGGCGCGTCAGCACTAATCCCCGTCTGGTCCCCAGTATCCACTCCGAACACGGCGTCTCCCGGGTTGACTGACTCATTCCACTCATGTGGCCGCGCGATGGCCCGCATGAGCCCGGTGGCGATGATCCCCAGGGCAACAGCGAGATGGTCTTCGTCTTTTCCTGTAGGATCATCCAGCTGATCCGGATTGGCCATGGCAACGCCTCCGTGCGGTGATCCACGTTGGCGTGCGCTTGGCGCTCGGCCGCAGGCGGAACGAAAGTCCCCCTATTTGTTATGTTTGCGGACGCATGACCGTTTGTGCTGTAGTTATTACAGATACCAGTGCGGCACATCTGCAGCGCTTTATAACCCAAATGACACGCCTGCGTTGGCTCACGTCGAAATGTCGGAAAGAAGAGCGTCTCTTAGAGATTTCCTGAGCTGCTCGAGCATATTCAGATATTCCTCTGCCAGTTTAATGCCGTCTTTTGTCACTTGGGAATCCTCAATATCGACCTCGTGTCTTCCGACCTCGCACTTTGAAATCATATCGGATATCATTTTTATTTGTTCATCGCTTAGAAGATGTCCATACTTGCGCTCAAAATCGACTATCGCTAGCAAGTATTTATCAAACCATCGGGCAACCTGTTCGCACGCTTCGTGCCAGTCCATATCTGGATACGCAAATGTTGGCTGCGCGTCCCGATAAATGTTGATAATCTGTTTTGTTGCTGCCACCTTATCGTCAAATAAGATTGACGACTTATTGATTCTATCCTTGTACTTTTCCATGTCCTTGAGAAGTCGACTTCTCAACTCGTCTGTCTCTTTGGTGTACATTATCTTTGCCTGCAAGAGAATGCGCTCAGCCCAAATCTTCCCAATCCAATTTGACAACGCGTATAATAGCAGTGTTCCACCGCCAAGTGATCCAAGAATCGTTATGGCAAGTTGTGATTGCTCTGAAAATGTCATGACTTTCCTCTGTGGTTAAAATGAGCGTTTACCGACCCAGTCCGTGGACATCAACTCCGCCTGCTCAAGCACCGTCTCCGTCGCCTTCTCCTGCTTGTTTGTCCGCTTTGGTGAGGGTTGCAGTAGATACGTCATGGTTTTTGGGGAGGCGTCCACGGGGCATCGGTCACTGCGCCTTGTCGTCTGAATGATTGGGGTCGGCGGCATACTCGGAATTCACCCAGGCATCGACCTCGGACAGCTTGAAACGAAAGAAGCGCCCGATGTGGTGAACCGGGAAGCTCGGTTTTCATCCGGGGCTACAGCGAGACCCTGATCATCCCCGGGTGGTTGGCGACATCCTTGCTGTCTACCCTGCGCTCCTCACTCCCGGTCACGATCTCCCCTGTTGCATGGCGTCAAACAAGATACAACGAAACCAGATGAAAGCCATACCCCTCGCAAGGTCGACAGACCGGACTTGCGGGCCTGGATAGCGACAACGTCGGCGAGGCAATTTTCCACCATGGGCCATTCGTATCTTTCTGATCTGCCGAAGTCGCGGCCCTGGAAGGACGTTGTTGGCCTAGTGAAAGGAGGCGGAAGCGCGCCCCAAGTAGCTCGGGCAGTGATGGAAGCGGCGAAGGAGGGGCTCATCGGCGCTGAATCCAGCAAGGGACTCATAGAGGCAACCTACCTGCTAATGCAGCTACCGATTGCTGCACGCAGTGGCAACCCGGTCGAGGCATTGCGCCAAGCCGGCATCCCAGTCGAGGATGGCTTCGGCCTGCCATCGTTGATGGCGGGACTGGCGACGGCCATGGGTAACGCATTTCACCATTGCCACGGCAAGGACGATGTGGGCGAGATCGCCCGCCGTGCCCTGCATACGTCAGTGGGAGAACTACTGGCGACCCGTGCCCCGCGGCTAGATGGCATAACCCATGCTTCAATCGTCGATGAATTGGGAAAGTTGGGAACTGAGAAACAATTCGGCATCGTCGGCAAGAGCTTCTTTGGAAAATTCATGGATGGCTATGTACGCCAATTCCTCGACCGTGTCTTGATGCGACAGATCGGCGAAGATCGCCGCTTTAACACACTGGAACGGGCTGATCACTTTGGTGACGCAGTCAGTACTCACTGCGGTGAGATGGCCGTCCTGTTCCAGGACTACTCGGGCGGATGGTTCACCAAGCACCGTTACGAGAACGACGGCGTCATCAACAGAGATGATGTGCGCGGCTTCCTTTGGAAGGCGATGGATAAAATGCGTTCGGAGTTCGACCTCGAAGCGAGTAAGAGCCATGACAACGACTGATGTTTTCTGCGGGAGTTTGGGGCGTGCTACGCCAGCGAACACGCCCGGCCATCGCATCATCCTGATGGGAACCGGAGCCAACGCGGTTCTGAATCTCGACCACCTATGTAGACCACTGGTGCGCAATGTCCCATCCCATTTCCACGACTTGCTGGAAATCGCCGCCTACGTCTATGTCGCAGATCAGATGACCAATCGACGCGGGAAGGGCCATGAGGGTGACTATGGCAAGCTCTGGCGACGGCAGTTCCACTTCTCAGTCCCAGTTCGCTCCCCCGATTTCTGGAATCAGCAGGAGGTCATGGATGCCCTGGTGGAGGCAGTGGGATTCTTATCGGACGACGAATACGAATTCACTTTCTCGCAAGATCAGCAGCCAACGCCCTATCAACAATACATCCAATTTCAGGACCGTGCGCCTTGGGAACAGGCCGATGACGTCGTCCTGTTCTCGGGCGGACTCGACTCTCTGGCTGGCGTCGTTGAACAGATACTCACTCATCGGCAGCGTTTGGTGCTGGTGACACATGCATCAAGTAATAAGTTTGAGACATGGCACGCAACCCTGCGTGCCCAGATTAACCAGCGGGCTGGCGACATTCACCCCCAATATGTGAAGGTCACTGCTCACAAGCTAATCGACACGGAGGAATACACCCAACGCTCGCGCTCGTTTCTCTATGCATCCCTGGCCTGCACCATCGCCAACATGACAGGTAAGAAGCGCATCCGTTTCTTCGAGAACGGTGTCACCAGTCTGAACTTGCCGATCAGTGGACAGATTATCGGATCTCGTGCCACTCGCACCACTCATCCAGAGACCTTGCGGCGCTTCGCTAAGTTCTTCAGTCTGCTGGCGAATGAACAGTTCGTGGTTGAGAACCCATTCCAATGGTTCACCAAGACCGATATCGTGGGTATAATTGTCAGCCTCGGCTGTCAAAGCATGATCGAAAATGCTACCAGTTGCGCTCATACCTGGCGTATGCCCCGGCAGATCAGCCATTGTGGAACGTGCTCGCAATGCGTGGATCGCCGACTGGCGACGATTGCTGCCAATGCAAAAGATCACGACCCGCAGCGACTCTATCGCAAGAACCTCTTCACTTCTGCACTGAACGATGAGGGAGTGAACAAAGACCGTACACTTGCCGGTTCATATGCACTGACCGCCTTGACCTGGGAGAAAATGACGGAATCGGAACTGTTCATCTCCGAGGGAGATATCGGGCAGGCCCTGGCAGCGATGCCCGGTTCCGCCACCGAGAATGCCCGCAAGATCGTCGACCTCCTGCATCGGCACGCCCGCGCCGTCAAGTCTGCCATCGCTGCGGGTATCGCCGACTATCGTGACAACCTGACCGACCGGGTTGCCATCGATGCCGACTCGTTCCTCTATATGATCCTCGGACGCGAGCACGGTGAACCCGATCAGCAGACCATCAGGCCTCTCTCTTCTTCGCCCGAACAGCGCGTTTTGCCCAATTGGTTCCGCCCTGCAGACAAGAACTTTTATGTGATGTTGAATGGCAATGGCCCCCACGAAATCAAAAACATTATCGGCGCCCAAATGCTACACTGGTTGCTACAACGTCCGCGGATTCCTGTTTCATGCCGCGACATAGCTAGTCACCTGTATGAGCAGTGCCCAAAGCTACTCAAAGGATCAGATCATCGCAAATACCAACGCGCCGTACAGGTGATCAACGAATACGAAGGAGAGGTTAACGCCTGGGAAGATCAGCAGAAAGAGCATGAGGATGAGTCTTCTGAATCAGGCGGCATTGAAATGAAGGTTGAAGTAATCACGGATGAACAACTCTCAATTGTTGAGAAATCTATCAAAGAGCGGCGGGAAGAACTTGCTGATGGACCTGCCGCAAAGCGAAAGGCCATTATCCTGGATGAAATTGAGAAGTTGGAGACGTACCGCAAACGCGCCACGATGCCAGGGAGACCGAACAAGCCAAAGTCCGTGAATGCGGCACAACTGCGACTGCAGAAGTCACTCTGGAACGCTCTCCAGACTGTTCTGAAGGCCCTCCACGGCGCCGATCCTGCCCTAGCGAAATACCTCAACAGTCCCGCCAAGGGTGGGCATATCTCGACCGGCTACCTGATGACCTTCCTTCAGCCTCCTGATGCGGGGGAATGGGATCTCACCAGCACCTCGCTCAAGAAATTGATGGGAAACGGATCGGTAGCTTCGTAAAGCTATGTCATAAAAACATATGGGTCGTTTTCCACATAGCGTGTGGAAGCGACCACATGGGACCGGGGAACGAGGGGGTTGTACCCCTGGCAATCCACCCCGATGGCGCGCATGACGCGCCTGCCTCAGGCCCACCAGGGGCCCAACCTGAGGCGAAGGACCCTCCCATGGCCCCTACCCGTTCCACCCTCTCTGTCAGCCGTCGTCGGCTGGTGGACATTTGCTCCCGTATTGGCTTCGGCCGTATCGAGCGGTTGCTCGTCCGAAGCGGAGAGCCCCAGTTCGATGCGGCGACCCTGATTGTCACCGAGCGCAAGCTCGGCGCCGAAGCCACTCCCACTGACCGCTCCGCTGATTTCACCCTGAAGCCGACGGTCGTGGACCTCATGCGCGTGCTCGACCTCGTCGGCAACGGTTCAATTCGCTGCCTGGAAGTTCGTCACGGCTTGCCGTTCCGGGTCGAAATTGAGGGCGAATTGGCCGCGTGACAGAGGTCAATCACCCCGCTCTTTGATTCTTTCGCTTTGTCTCCCTCCGACTCAACCCGACCGCACAGCGGACGGTTGCGTGGACGCCACCCGGCGACCTGCAACCACTCTCATTCCGCGGTCAGGAGTCATGGCGTTCATGCACCTCGCGTGCGGCCAATCCCAAGGCCAACGCCATGGCACTCAACGCCAACGTCATTCCCTCCACCCCGAGCCTCGACGACTATGTTGAAACGCTCATCTCCACCACCGCCAGAAAGTCCGTGCGCAGCGGATCGATCCGCCGCGATGATCGTGACGATCTCGAACAGGATCTGCGCCTCGCGGTGCTCACCAGCTTCGTAGGTTACAATCCAACAAAGGCCTCGTGGCACACCTACGCTAACGGTGTGGTGCGGTGCGCGCTGAAGATGCGCTTGCGTGGTCACCACGCTGCCTGTCGCCATCCCAGGCGATGCCGCTCGTTGATCGTTCACAACGAATCCAGCGATCACGAAACCGTTACTGACATCATTGATGGCAGCACGCTAGAGGACCAGCGCCAAAGAGAATTCGCCGAAGAAGTCCAGGTGGTGGTTGATCGCCTGTCCGAAGATCAGCGCGCGATGGCAGCGTTGCTGATGGACACCTCTCCGGGCCAGGCGATGCAGCTGCTGGGCTGGTCGCGCAGCCGCTTCTACCAGATGCGGGCGCGGATTCGCGCCGCCTTTGAGAGCGCTGAACTCGTTCCTGCCTGAGGTGGTGAGACCGGGTGCGGACCACCGCACCCGGCAGTTCGCCAAGACGACCGCCAACGCCACCGCAAATATAACCCAATGAAGTCCTAGTTCCCGAGCCCAGCCCTATCGAAGAACCAACCATGGCCCTTGCCCACACCACCAACCCCTCCACCTCCCACGAGGCATCCCGCGACGCCGGGCTGATGGCCAACGCCCCCATCCACATCTACGCCCTGAAGTACCGGCACCGCCTCACCTGGCTCCTCGCACAGGAGGCCCCGCTGTGATCGCCGCCCCCAGCATCCTCGACCACCTCATCGTCGAACCGGAGGCGGTGTACGCCGCACGCCGGAAAGACCACCTCAGCAGTCACGCGCTCGCAGAATTCCGCAAGAATCCGCGCCTCTACCAGCTCAAGCAGCTCGGCTTGATCGTGGAAGAGGAGCGCGCCGCCTTCGTCACCGGCCGCGCCGCGCACTGCCGCGTGCTGGAGGGCGAGGATGAGTTCCGCCGGCGCTTCGCCATCGGCGGACCGATCAACCCCAAGACCAACAAGCACTTCGGTCAGGATACCAAGGCTTACGCCGAGTGGGCGGCGGTGCAGGGAAAACCGGCGATCAGCCAGGATACCGCCGACCTCTGCGACCGCCTCGCTCGCGCCGTGCGCGAGCACGAAGCGGCGGCGGCGTTCATCGCCGAGGGCCAGGCTGAGGGTGTGGTGCGCGCCAAGTTCTGCGGTTTCCCGTCCCAGATCCGCATCGACTGGATGCACCCCGAGCGCGGCATCGTCGATCTCAAGACCATCGACGACCTCGACTACTTCGAGATGCAGGCGCGCTCCTTCGGCTACGCCCACCAGCTCGCGTTCTACCGCACGGTCCTCGCCCAGGTCGCAGGCCGCAAGCCCGAGGTCCATGTCATCGCGGTGGAGAAGAAGGAGCCCTTCCGCGTTGGCGTGTGGCGCTTCTCCGACCAGGTACTCGACGCCGCGGCGCGGGAAAACCTGGCTGCCATCGAACGGCTGAAGATCTGCCGCGCCCAGGACACCTGGCCGACCGGCTACGAGCAGGTCCGCCAATTCGACTACCTCGCCTGATCCACCCCATCCCAACCAGGAAGCATCACGCCATGAGCCCTCTCACCTCCATCATCACCGGCGCCAAGCCGGGCCCCCGTCGGATGCTCGTCTACGGCACCGCCGGCATCGGGAAGTCTACCTTCGCCACCTGCGCCCCGTCGCCCATCGTCGTCCAGACCGAGGACGGCCTGGGCGAGATCGACTGCCACAAGTTCCCCGTCGCGCAGTCCTTCGACGAGATCATGCAGTCCCTCGCCGCCCTCTACGGCGAGGACCACCCCTACCGCACCATCGTCATCGACAGCCTCGACTGGCTGGAGCGGCTGATCTGGGCCAAGGTCTGCACCACCCGTCAGGTCGCCACCATCGAGGACATCGGATACGGCAAGGGTTACACCTTCTCACTCCAGCATTGGCGCGATTTTCTCGACGGCCTCGCCTTCCTGCGCGAACGCCGCGGCATGACGGTGGTCCTCATCGCCCACGCTAAGATCGAGCGCTTCGAGAATCCCGAGACCGATGCCTACGACCGCTATGTGCCGCGCCTGCACAAGACCGCCGCGGCCATGGTCACGGAGTGGTGCGACGAGGTGCTGTTCGCCACCTACCGGGTCTTCACCAAGGCCACCGAGGAGGGCTTCAACCAAAAGCGCATCCAGGGCCTGGGCTCCGGCGAACGCGTCCTGCGCACCACCGAGCGCCCCAGCCACCTGGCCAAGAACCGCCTGAACCTGCCCGACGAACTGCCGCTCGCGTGGGCGGAGTTCGCCAAGCTCCTCACCGCCAGCAACGCCATCGCCTCCGCCACCACCACCGTCCCCGTCAACCGCTGAACCCAGCAAGGAACCATCCCATGGCTACCCTCAACTTCGACGCCACTCAGGTCGAGCCCAGCGCCGGCCGCGATCCCCTCCCCGCCGGCAAATACGTCGCCGCCATCATGGCGAGCGAGATGAAGCCGACCAAAAACGGCACCGGGCAGTACCTCGAACTCGAGTACCAGATCATCGAGGGCGAGCACAAGGGCCGGAAGCTCTGGTCTCGGCACACGCTCCACCATCCGAGCGCCCAGACCGTGCAGATCGCCCGCGGCGAGCTGTCGGCGATCTGCCGGGCGGTGGGCATCATGACCCCCAAGGATTCGGCCGAGCTGCACAACCTGCCGCTCACCGCCACCGTGAAGCTGAAGAAGCGGGATGACAACGGCGAGATGACCAACGAGGTCACCGCCTGGGCCAAGAAGGACGCGGTGGCTGGCACCCCGCAGCAGGCCGGCGCCACCGGTGGCCCCGCCACCCCGCCCTGGCTGCGGCGCTGAGGAGGCGGCATGCACATCACCGTTGGTATCGATCCAGGCCTCGGTGGTGGTGTGGCCGCCCTTGATCCCGCCGGCGCCGTCGTGGGCCTCTGGCCCATGCCGGTGGCCGGCGGCGAAGTCCACGCCGCCAGCTTGGCCGATCTGCTTCGGTCACTGCGCTGCCTCGACGGCCACCAGGACATCGGGCGGGTCTGCTTGGAGAAGGTCAACGCCATGCCCAAGCAGGGCGTCTCCTCGACCTTCCGCTTCGGTACCGGCTGGGGGATGGTGCGCGGCGTCTGCGCCGCTCTCGGCATCCCGGTCATCCTGGTGCCGCCCACGGTCTGGAAGAAACGGGTGCTCCTGGGTCTGCCGCACGACAAGGATGGCGCGGTGCAGTTCTGCACCAGCCGGTGGCCGGGCGCCGACCTCGTCCTCACCGGCTGTCGCACGCCCCACGACGGCATCGCCGACGCCCTCTGCCTGGCCGAGTACGGACGCCTCCTGGAGCAGCTTCCATGAGCGACAGCACGGTCTTCATCGACGCCGGTGGCATCCGCCGCGACCGACCGATCCTACCCCAGCGCCACCAGGTTGATGATACCAGCCTGCTGTTCCTGGGATTGCTAGCTGACCTCGGCGAGCCGGGATCGGTGCAGCGCCAGGGCTGGGACAACCTGCTGCGGGTCCACGGCCTCCAGGCGGTCGTACGCGCCACGGCACGCTGTTTCCATCTGATCAATGACAGCGGGAAGGTCAGCAACGAGCAGGCTCAGGCGGTCCTCGACGGCAAGCTGCCGGGCGGCCACGCCGTCCAGCACCATGGTACCTACCACCGGCGACCCCAGGTCGCCTGATGGTCACCTTGCGGCCGTACCAGGAGGCGGCGATCTCCGCCGTCTATGAGCACCTGTCCGCACGCGACGACAACCCCTGCGTGGTGTTGCCGACAGCCGCGGGCAAAGGCATCCTTGTCGGCAAACTATGCGCCGATGTCGTCGAACGTTGGAACGGTCGCATTTTGGTGATCACTCATGTGAAGGAACTGGTGGACCAGAACGCGACGCAGGCTGCGCGCTTTCTCCAGCCGCTCCTGGTGGGGGTGCATTCGGCCGGCCTCAAGCGCCGGGACATCGACCACCCGGTCATCGTCGCCGGCATCCAGTCGGTTTACCAGAAGGCCTGCGATCTGGGACGCTTCGATGTCGTCCTCATAGATGAGGCACATCTCATTCCGCCAGATGGCGAAGGAATGTACCAGACCTTCCTGCGCGACGCGCGGGTAGTGAATCCGCGCCTGCGCGTCATCGGCCTGACGGCGACGCCGTTTCGCCTCAAGGACGGCTCGATCTGCGCCCCGGACAACATCCTCAACCACATTTGCTACGAGATCTCCGTGAAGGAGTTGATCCGCGACGGCTACCTGTCGCCGCTCATCAGCAAGGCGGGCAAGGCCAAAGCCGACACCACGGGATTGCATGTGCGCGGCGGGGAGTTCGTCCCCGACGAAGTGGAGGCGCTCATGGACGGCGCTGGTGTCGTCCAGGCCGCCTGCGCCGAAGTCGTCGAGCAGACCCGCAACCGCAAGGCCTGCCTCATCTTCGCCGCCGGTGTCCAGCATGCTGAGCACGTCGCCGCCGTCCTGCGCGAGGCACACGGCCTGGAGGTCGCCGGCATCTTCGGCCACACCCCGGACGGCGAGCGCGACCGCATCGTCGCCCGATTTAAGCGAGGCGAGTTGCGGTACCTCGTGAACGTCACGGTGCTCACCACCGGCTTCGACGCGCCGCACATCGACTGCGTGGTCCTGCTGCGTCCGACCCTGTCCCCGGGACTTTTCTACCAACAGGTTGGGCGCGGCTTCCGCCTCGCCCCGGGCAAGTCGGACTGTCTGGTCCTCGACTTCGGCGGCAACGTGCTGCGCCACGGGCCGGTCGATGCCCTGCGGATCACCGACCGCGACGAACGCGAGGGCGGCGAGGCCCCGGCCAAGGAATGCCCGCAGTGCCAGGCGGTGATCGCCGCCGGCTTCGCCACCTGCCCGCACTGCGGCTATCAGTTCCCGCCGCCGGAGCGCGAGAAGCACGAACGCGAGGCCTCATCTGCTGGCGTGCTCTCGGGCCAGGTCACCATCACCGAGTATCCCGTCCGCGAGGTCTACTACGCCGTCCACCAGAAGCGCGGCGCGCCGCCGGAGGCGCCGAAAACCCTGCGCGTCGAGTACGAGGTCGGCCTCAACCGTTATCACAAGGAGTGGGTCTGCTTCGAGCACACCGGCTTTGCGCGCGGCAGGGCGGAAGCCTGGTGGCGGGCGCGCAGCCGTCTGCCGGTGCCATCCACCGCAGCCGGGGCCTGCCGCCTGGCCTGTGCCGGCGCACTGGCACCGGTGACCCACATCACCGTGCGCACCGTCTCTGGCGATGACTTCGAGCGGATCACCGACTGGAAGCTCGGGCCGAAGCCGGCGTCCCGGCAGCCGGGCGACGACCGTGAAGAGCCGGCCTTCGCCGTGGTCGGCATCCCTTCAACCGACGACGAACCACCCTTCTGACCGGGGGCATCTACGAGAACACGATGACGGAGACCGTCCCCTTCCGCTCTCCCTAACCGTCCAGGAACCAGAACGGAACTGATGCCGTCATGCTTCACTATTCTGCCGCTACCCTGCCGTTCCGGCTCGTGCCCGGTACGCCGCCACGGCTTTATCGATGAAGGCATCCCGCTGCGGTGGATCCCAATCGGTTGGGAGGTATTGCCGCAGTGCTTCCATCAGATCGCCCATGTCGCGTTTGGTGCCGAGGAGGTAGTTCAGGAACGTGTAGATCCGATCCGCGACCTGGCGGTTGAACGCCTCCATGTCGGTGTCGTCCAGCTTCCCGTCGCTATGGTATTTCTCGATGATCGTGTTGCGCACGCAGGTCACGCTCATGATCAGGGCGATGCTGCGGATCGGATCTTTGTTCATGTTCATGGTACGAAACCATGGCGACCGCGTTGTCGAACGAAAGCGTCGAGCCACGCGCGCACTGCGGGTAGGTCCGCATGAGCAGTCTCGCCGACGCAGCGCGGGCATATCAGGCCGCTGGCCTCTGCGTCATGCCCGCCCTATTCCCGGCCAAACGGCCGGCGATCAGTGGCTGGAAGGAGTACCAGACCCGCTTGCCAACCCCGGTCGAGGTATCGGCCTGGTTTGCCAACCCCCACGACGCCTGTTGCCTCATCTGCGGCGCCGTCTCGGGCAATCTCGAACTCATCGACTTCGACTGCGCTGGCGAGGCCTTCGCCGCCTGGTCCAAGCTCGTCACGGTCGAGGCACCGGGCCTGCTCGACCGCCTAGTGGTGGAGACCAGCCCTTCGGGTGGTTGGCATGTCGTCTACCGCTGCGCCGAGGCGGTGTGCGGCAACCTGAAACTCGCCAGCCGGCGTGAGGAGCTGCCCGGTCCCGAGCCGGTCGTCCGCTTCGGCAAGACCTACAAGCCGCGCAAGGATCGCGACGGTCGCTGGCACATCATCCTGGTCCTTATCGAAACGCGAGGCGAGGGCGGCCTGTTCCTCTGCGCGCCATCGCCCGGCTACCAGCTGGTGCAGGGCGCCTTCACCGCCCTGCCGGTCCTGACGACCGCGGAGCGCGATGTCCTACTGCGCTGCGCATGGGCCATGAACCAGGTGCTACCCGAGGCCATCGATCCCCAACCTGCCATCAGCGAAGGCCAACGGCCCGGCGATGACTTCAACCGTCGCGCTGACCTTGCGGCCCTCCTCACCCACCACGGCTGGTCGCTTTCCCGCGATGGACCCAACCAGCACTGGTGTCGGCCAGGCAAGACCAGCGGCACATCGGCAACGCTGAAGGACGGTGTCTTCTACGTCTTCACTTCGAACGCGCCGCCCTTCGAGCCCAACCGGGCCTACAGCCCGTTTGCCGTCTACGCCCTGCTGGAACACCACGGCGACTATGCCACGGCCGCCACGACGCTGCGCCGCCTGGGCTTCGGATCGCCACCTTTGGATGGTGACGTGGACCTCTCGGGATTGGTGCGCGCCACGGATGCGCCCTCGCTCCTGTTCGACCTCCAGCGCTTTTCGGAGACGCCGGAGAAGGTCATCGACTGGATGTGGCCCGGCGTGATCCCACGCGGGATGCTGTCGCTCCTCGGCGGCAAGCAGGGCTTGGGGAAATCGTTCTTGATCTGCGATTTGGCAGCACGGGTGTCCGCAGGCAAGCCGATGCCGGATGGCCTCATCAACCCACCTGGCAAGGTGCTGCTCCTGGCCCGCGAGGATGACGCCAGCTGCGTCCTCTTGCCGCGCCTCAAGGCCGCTGGCGCCGACCTGACGCGGATCTGCTGGTCCGTCTTCGCCAACACCCAGACCGGTTCGCCTCTCGACCTTGCGGCTCACGTCAACCTGTTGGTCGAGGCGACCGCCACCCACGCCTTCGACCTGATCGTGGTCGATACCTTTGCCGCCTTCGCCCCTGCTGGCACCGATGCCAACGCCGCTCAGGACGTGCGCCTGCTGCTGGACGCCCTCACCCGCCTAGCCCGCTCCACTGGCGCCGCCGTCATGGTTGTGGCGCACCTGCGCAAGACCGGCCAGAGCGACGGCGATCCCATGGACGCCATCGCCGGCTCAGCCCAAATGACGGCCGGCGTGCGCGTGGCTGCCCTGCTCGACAAGGGGATGCAGGAAGGCGAACGCTGGTTCCGGGTGGTGAAGTCCAACCTGGGCAGGATCGACGAGAACGGCTGGGTCTGGCGCTTCGCGTGGTCCAACCCTTTCGCCGAAGGAGCCAGCGAAATGCCCCACATCGAATGGACCCAGGCCGGGAACGATTATTCCAAGGTCGAGGAGGCCCGGAGGACCGGAGGAACGCCAGTGGATCCAGGATCATTCCGGGACGCCCTGCTGGAGATCCTGGCCAAAGGGCCGCGTTCGCAGTCGTCAGCCTGCGATCTGGTCTGGACCATCCTGCGCAAGGACCACTCGCGCCTGCGCAAGGCCGAGGTCGAGTTGGCCATCGACGAACTGATCGAGTCCGGGGTGGCCGAGGTTTGGGAAGGGCCACGCGGGGCAAAGCTGATCGGTCTACCGGGCAGTCAGACCCAGGTTGAGACGCCCGAGGACAAGGCGGTCCGCCTCGCCCAGGAGAACCCCAACCTGACGGTCCGCGAGTTGGCGGCCCAAGCCGGTTGTCGCATGGCGACGGCCAGTGAAGTCCTGCGCACGTTGAAAAACGCAACGCCACAGGAGCGGCCGTGATGTCCTCTCCCATGTTTCCCACCTCTGTTTCCCACCTTGGGAAACATTCCCTGACCTGGGAAACATCAGTGTTTCCCACCCATGTTTCCCACCCCTCCGCGCGCCCCCTTAAGGGGGGCGCGGGGGAGTGGGAAACGTGGTGGGTGATTTTTGTTTCCCACCTCGGCGGGTGGGAAACGGGTAACACGCGACCTGGCGCGCCGAGATGCGCCGCTGACTTGGCGTTGCATTTCTCGACGCGGCCATGGTTCCTTCCCGGCGGATGGGCTTCCCGATACCGCAGGGAACAGTGGCAATAGGACCGAGACTTTCTTTCTGTTGGCCGAGTTCCTCTCCACCCCTGACCAGGATCATCCTATGCACATCGAATCCCGCCCCTTCGATTCCATCCGGCCCTACGAGAACAACCCCCGCCAGAACGACGACGCAGTGGTGGCGGTGGCCGAGAGCATCCGCCAGTTCGGCTTCCGCCAGCCCATCGTGGTGGATGCCGACGGTGTAATCGTCATCGGTCACACCCGCTGGCGCGCCGCCAAGAAGTTGGGTCTCGCAGAAGTTCCGGTTCATGTCGCCGCGGAGCTGAGCGCCGACCAGGTCCGAGCGCTGCGCATCGCCGACAACAAGACCGCCGAGATTGCGGAGTGGGATTTCGACAAGCTCGGCATCGAGTTGAAGGCCCTGGATGGCAGCAACCTCGACCTGGACCTCGTGGCGCTGGGCTTCGACCAGGGGGAACTGAATCGCCTACTGGCGACCAATCCCGACGAGGAGCAGGGCGACCCGGACGCCGTGCCGGTAGAGCAGGATACCGTGATCAGCCAGCCCGGCGAGGTCTACCACTTGGGACCGCACCGGCTCATGTGCGGGGACTCCACCAGCGCCCAGAACTGGCATCGGCTCCTGGGAGACGAGCGCGGCGCACTCTGCTTCACCTCGCCACCATATGCCCAGCAGCGTGCCTACGAGGGCGGTATCGGGGATTGGGACAGCCTCATGCGCGGCGTCTTCGCCGCCCTGTCTCTGACGGAGCATGCCCAGGTGTTCGTGAACCTGGGGCTGGTCCATCGGGACAACGAATGGCAGCCCTACTGGGACGCCTGGATCGACTGGATGGCCACCCAGGGCTGGCGGCGCTTCGGCTGGTATATCTGGGACCAAGGGCCCGGACTGATGGGCGATTGGGCAGGACGCTTCGCGCCTGCCCATGAGTTCATCTGGCACTTCAATCGGCAGGCGCGCAGGCCGCACAAGACGAAGGAATGCAAGCTCGCCGGGGCGACCACCGGCAGCGTCATGCGCAATCCCGATGGCAGCATGAAACCGGCGACCGGCGCAGGCGATGCCATCCAGTCGCACAAGATCCCCGACAGCGTGGTGCGCATCATGCGACACAAGGGCGCGGTTCCCGGTGGCGACCACCCCGCGGTCTTCCCGGTAGCCCTGCCGCTGGAGTTCTACGCCGCCTACGGCGACCCCGGCGACATCGCACTGGAACCCTTCTGCGGCAGTGGCACCAGCCTCATCGCCGGGTCCAAGGCCGGGCTCCAGGTTCGGGCCATGGAGTTGGCACCCCTCTACTGCGACGTGGCTCGGCGCCGCTGGACGACCTGGGCCCAGTCCAACGGCCAGGATCCCGGACCAGGCGCACTGGCCTGACCACCCCCATCACTTGGAGCCGACCATGCACCTCGAACAGCGCCCCATCACCTCCATCCACCCCTACCCGGGCAACCCACGGCAGAACGACGACGCCGTGGTCGCCGTCGCCGAGAGCATCCGCCAGTTTGGCTTCCGCCAGCCCATCGTGGTCGATGCTGAAGGCGTGGTCATCTGCGGCCACACCCGCCTGGCTGCCGCCCAGCGCCTGGGGTTGGCCACCGTGCCGGTGCATGTGGCGGCCGATTTGACGCCCGACCAGATCCGCGCCTACCGGGTGGCGGACAACAAGACCAATGAGTTGTCCTCCTGGGATCTGGACAAGCTGGCCATTGAACTGAAGGCCATCGACGGCAGCGACCTCGATCTCGATCTCGGCCTACTCGGTTTCGACCGGGACGAACTCGCCCGCCTACTCGACCCCGGCGTTCACGAGGGTCTGACCGATCCCGACGAAGTGCCGCCGGTCCCCGATGCCGGGCAGACGCTCTGCCAGCCAGGCGACCTGTGCTTGCTCGGCGAGCACCGCGTGCTCTGCGGTGACAGCACCAAGCCCGAGGACATGGCCCGGCTTATGGACGGCGGCGAGGCCGATCTGCTGCTCACCGATCCGCCCTACAACGTCGCCTACGAAGGCGGAACCGATGCGGCCATGACCATCGCCAACGACGACATGGACGATGCTTCCTACCGGAAGTTCCTCGTCGCCAGCCTTGGCGCATCAGTCGCGGCGCTACGCGCCGGAGGCGCGTTCTACATCTGGCACGCCGACTCGGAGGGACTGACCGTGCGCGGGGCCTGCGCCGACATCGGCCTCACCGTGCGGCAGTGCTTGGTCTGGGCGAAGTCGTCGCTGGTGCTTGGGCGGCAGGACTACCAGTGGAAGCACGAGCCCTGCCTCTACGGCTGGAAGGATGGCGCCAGCCACACCTGGCTCTCGGATCGCAGCCAGACCACGGTCCTCGAGTTCGACAAGCCCAGCCGCAACGGCGAGCACCCCACCATGAAGCCGGTGCCGCTGTTCGTGTACCTGGTGCGGAACTCCTGCGCGCCAGGCGGTGTGGTCCTCGACCCCTTCGGTGGCTCCGGCACCGCCCTCATCGCCGCCGAGCAGACCGGGCGCCGGGCTCGGCTCATAGAACTCGATCCACGCTACTGCGATGTGATCGTGAAACGCTGGGAGCAGTTCACTGGCAAGCAGGCCCAGCGCATCGCCACCGCCACCAACGAGCAGGCCCCGGCGCAAGCCGGGGCCGTCGAGGGCGCGTGATGATCGGGCGCCTACTCGTCCTCGTCTTCGTCCTCCCCCTCGTCGCCGTTTTCCAGGCGGTCGATCCAGTCGTCGATGTTCATGCTGCGGTCCAGGAACCCGTGACCTCTGGCGGCCAGGATGCGCAGGTGATCGACCACGTAGGCCTCGGCGTTGTCGTCCTTGGTCTCGCGCACGACATCCTGCAGCACGTCGATGGCCGCCTGGATCAGGGCCTGGGCGGTGCGGACGCGGTCGACAGCCGGGGCCTGGGGATCGAAGTCGGTGATGAGGTCTTCGAGGTCGAGGAGTTGGTGGTTGGGCATGGCAGGTTCCTTCAAGGGGTGGTTTCGTTCATTGGCTCGCTGGTCCGGGCCGCCTCAGCGGCGGCACCGGCGGTTGAGGTCATCCTGCGTGGCCAGGAGCAGGTCGGGGTCGTGGCATTCCTTGCGGGCGCAGAGGAGGCGGGCTTCGCAGGCTCCGATCAGGGGCAGCAGGTGCATCGCGATGCGCGCGCTGCGGTAGCGCGGGTAGCTGCCGCCTTCGGCGTTGACCAGGACCACATCCACCCCGTCCGTGACCAGGGCGTAGCCGGCGTGGCCACCCGAACCGCACAGTATGGCGAGGTCGGGTGCGATGCGATCGAAGTCGTCAAGGCAACTGACCAGGCGGCGGAGCACCGCCGTCGTGGTGACGATGCGGTACTGGCAGGGGAAGTGGGTGGGGGGGATGTTGGGGGCGGTTGGCATGGGCGATCTCCGTTGGGTACTGCTGGCTGTGTTACCGATGCACATCGAGCACATCCACTTGCGTCTCCCCGTGAAAACATGGTGCCTCATTGGGTTGGTAATCGGCTCCACACGAACGGGGATGGGCAGGGCCGCCATGAACGACCAGACCTCGACCCATGGGGCCGAGGTGGGGAGGCGGTGCTCCTGATTGGCCGTTCAGCTAGCGGCGGCGAAGCGGCCCCGGTCGACCTTCTGGAAGCGGCTGGCCGTGCCCTTGGCCTTGATCTCGCGGATCATGGCGGCGTAGATCGTCGCGGCCGGCGTCTTGCCATCCGTCTTCCACAAGCCGCGCTCGATGATGCGCTTGACCAGATCCTGGGCGTTCAGCGGCTCGCCGGCCTGGCGCAGAACCTGGGCGGCGGCGTCCAGGCCCGAGAGGCTTTTGGGCTTGACGGGCTTGGCGGCCTTGGGCTTCTTGGCGACCTTCGGGGCCTTTGGTTTGGCGGCGGCCTCGACCTTCGGGGTGGAAGCGTCCTTGGCGGTCGGGTCGGTGGTGGGCGCGGATGCGGTGGCCTCCGACGGGGGCGCGTCGGCGAGGCGGGCCCGCGCCGCCTCGATGGCCTGCTGCAAGGCGGGCAGGGCCTCGTCCCAGGCCGCAACGGCGCGGCGCAGGTTGTTGGCCCCGCCGTTGGCGCGCTGGGTGAGATCGAGGTGCTTGCGGTCGGCCTGGACCTTCCAGGCCTCGACGCGGCTGAGGAGGGCCTGCAGCGTCTTGCCGTCGAGCAGCTTGAGTTGGTTGACGAAGCGCCGCGCGGTGGCGGGTTCGAGGTTGTGGGTGGTGGACATGGCATTCTCCCTGATTGGGGGTTGGTGAAGCCCGGCCGGGAACACCCCGACCGGGCGGGTGAGGGTTCAGCAGGTGGCGGGGCCGTAGAGGTGATCGGCGAGGCGCTCGCCCAGGGAGTCGACCGCGGCCTGCGTGGCGGCGTCGGCAGCCGGGATGGCGAGGCCGCGATCCCAGGCGTAGGCGATCGCGTTGTTGTCGAGCCGGCGCAGTTCCAGCTTCGAGATCCGGCTGCGACCGATCTCGTAGGTGGCATCCCTGGCGTGCTCGGGGTAGACCTTGGCCTGGAAGCTGAAGGCGCGGATGCGGCCGATGGCCCAGGTCGGGGCGTCGTCTTCCGGCTTGGAACTGGTGAGGATCAGGTCGCCCAAGACGGCGGTGGGCTTGCGCTCGGGGCGCTTGTTCGCTTTCCGGCCGGCTTCGAAGGCGGCGCGCAGTGCGTCGCGGATGGCCCAGCAGGCGTGGTCCTTGAAGTCGAGGTTGTCGAGGTGCTGGCTCTCCAGGGTTTCCAAGCCGAGGTGGACCTGGGCGATGGCGGCGATGACCGCGTCGCGTTCGCTGGGGGCGGCGGTCGGGTTGGTGGGGTGGGTGGTGGGGCGCTTGGCCATGGTTGTTTCTCCTTGGGTACTGCGGTTCGTGTTACCGATGCACATCGAGGACATCCAGTTGAGTCCCGCCGTGAAACCATGGTGCATCATGCTGTTAGTGATCAGGGACACACGTCCGGCTGGCGGGACTTGACTGGCCGTCCGGCGACCGGGGTTATCCCCGGCGCCGGACCAGCCAGGACGTCAGACCGCTGCGAAGCCCGCCAGCAGGAAGTCCAGCAGGTGCGCCGGGGCGCCGATCTCCTGCCGAAACCAGGCCTCGGCCTCGGCGGGCGACGCGAAGGGGTGCTGCAGGCAGCGGCCTCCAAAATCGTTCTGGGCGTCATCGTCGATCATGAGGCAGCCACCGGTGGCATCGAGGATCAGCAGCCAGCCGCGCTTGTCGCCCAGCGTCGCCTTGCCCTCGGCGATCAGCGGCTCGGCGCCATCGGCGAAGCGTTCGGCGCCGGCAAAGCCGTACCAATCCTCTCTGGCAAAGGGGCGGAAGGTCACGGCGGTGGCCTCGGGGGCGGCAGCGTCGGTGGGGGTGTTGGGGGTGTCGGGCATGGTCGATCTCCGTTGGGTACTGCTGGTCGTGTTACCCATGCACATCGAGCACATCCAGTTGAGTTCGGCACCGTGGAAGGGGTGCATCATCAGCTGACCCGGCCGGCCCCAGGAGGCGCAGATGGCGCTTGATAATCCATCGCGCCCGGATGCCGAAACCCCACGTTTGACCGCCCTCGCCATCGAGCAGGCGGCCAGCCTGCTGCGTCGCTCTGGCAGTCAGAGCATCGACGCCGAGCGTATCCGCGCCGACATCGCTGTCGGCGCCCCGGTCAACCGCGATGGCACCCTGAACCTGATCGCCTATGGGGCCTGGCTGGTGCAGGAACTGGCGCGGAAAGAAGGCGCGCATGCCTCCTAACCAGCGCCCCCTCGACCCCCGCCGGCTGCGGCCAGCCGACCTGGCGCGGCTTCTCAACAGCACCGCTCTCGGCACCGTCATCGGTGAGCGGCAACTGCATCGTCACCGAACCCGGGCGGGGTTCCGTATCGGCGACGGTCGCAGCGTGGATCTGCTGCGCTACCTGGCCTGGGTCGCCGACCTCGTCCACCAACCGGCGGCGCCGAAGGATGCCTTGGCGGACTACGCCGCGCATCGGGAGGCGGCTCGCGAACGGGCGCGGCTGGAATCGGAGTCCGGCCGCGACATCGGCGACTTGCCGCCGGTGGAAGACCCGGCGCGCCGGGCGACGGCCGAGCGTTCGTTCCGGTCCTTCTGCGACGCCTACTTCCCCGAGGTCTTTCACCTGCCCTGGTCGGCGGATCACCTCAAGGTCATCGCCAAGATCGAGCAGGCCGTGCTGCACGGCGGGCTCTTCGCTTTAGCAATGCCCAGAGGTGCGGGGAAAACCACATTAGCGGAGTGTGCCTGCCTCTGGGCGATGCTCTACGGTCATCGCGATTTCGTCTGCCTCATCGGCTCTGACGAGCAGCACGCCTCGGACATGCTGGAGTCGCTCAAGACCGAACTCGAAACCAACGACCGGTTGTTGGCGGACTTCCCCGAGGCGGTGTTCCCCATCCGCGCTTTGGAAGGGATCTCGCACCGGGCCAACGGCCAGCTCTACCGTGGGAATCGCACCCACATCGGCTGGACCGCCAAGGACATCGTCCTGCCCACCATCTCGGGCTCCAAGGCCAGCGGGGCGGTGATCAAGGTGGCCGGGATCACCGGACGCATCCGCGGCATGAAGTTCAAGCGGTCGGATGGCCGCGCCGCCCGTCCGTCGCTGGTGGTGCTCGACGACCCGCAGACCGACGAGAGCGCCCGCAGTCCCAGCCAGTGCCAGCACCGGGAATCCATCCTGGTAGGCGCCGTGCTCGGCCTGGCCGGCCCAGGCAAGAAGATCGCCGGGATCATGCCCTGCACGGTGATCCGAACCGGCGACATGGCGGACCGCATCCTCGACCAGGACACGCACCCGGAGTGGAACGGCGAACGGACCAAGATGGTCTATGCCTTCCCCACCGCGACGAAGCCGTGGGAGGAATACGCCAAGCTGCGCGCCGATGGCATGCGCGCTGGGCGAGAACTGGCGGATGCCACCGCGTTCTATGTCGCCCATCGTGCGGAGATGGACGCTGGCGCCCGGGTTGCCTGGGAGGCCCGCTACAACCACGACGAGTTCTCGGCCATCCAGCACGCCATGAACCTCAGGCTCCAGGACGAGGTGGCGTTCTGGGCGGAGTATCAGAACGAGCCTCTGCCGGAGGTCACCGAGGAGAGCGAGGCGCTGACCGTCGATGCGATCATGGTCAAAGGCAACGGCCATGACCGTGGCGTGGTGCCGCTGGACGCCAGCCATCTGACCGCCTTCATCGATGTGCAGCAGAAGGCCATGTTCTGGGTGGTCTGCGGCTGGAGCGATGAGTTCACCGGCTATGTGCTGGACTACGGCACCTGGCCGGACCAGCGCCGAGCCTACTTTACCCTGCGGGATCTACGCATCACCCTGGCGGCAGCGACCAAGGGCGCGGGCCTGGAGGGCCAAGTCTATGCCGGTCTGGAAGCAGCCACCGGACAGCTGCTTGGTCGGCGCTTCCGCCGCGACGATGGGGCGGAGTTGAACATCGAACGCCTGCTCATCGACGCCAACTGGGGCCAGAGCACCGACGTGGTCTACCAGTTCTGCCGGCAGTCGCCGCACGCGGCGGTGCTGCTACCCAGTCACGGCCGCTTCGTCGGCGCCTCATCCATCCCGTTCAGCGAGTACCGGCGCAAGCGCGGTGATCGAGTCGGCTTGCACTGGCGCATCCCGGGAGTGGTCGGTCGGCACACCGTGCGACACCTGCTCTACGACACCAACCACTGGAAGTCCTTCATCCACGCCCGACTTGCCGTGCCCATGGGCGATCCCGGTTGCCTATCGCTGTTCGGCCATGACCCGGAACGGCATCGGCTCATTGCGGAGCATCTCACCGCCGAGTACCGGGTGCGCACCGAGGGTCGCGGGCGGGTGGTGGACGAATGGCGCTTGCGCCCCGAGGGCTTCGACAACCACTGGTTCGATGGGGTGGTCGGCTGCGCGGTGGGTGCGTCGATGCTGGGGGTGGTGCTGGCGGGAACCAGCGACATGCCTGCCAAGCGTCCACGGGCGCGCCTGCGCCTGTCGGATCTCGCCCGACGGTAGAAAAGCAACACGGCACCGAGAGCGACGCTCCCAGTGCCATGACGGGCTACCTGCCTTACCCCTTGCCGCCGACGCTATTCCGGTCGCCTGCTCATTGCGCGCGGCGGGGGAAGCTGCCGGGAGACGGGACCGACGGAGTGGCCATCGCAAAAAGTCACACCACACAAATGGGAGTCTGACCGCAAATATAACCAATAGAGCGGTCCTGCTGGCACCCATGCCAGGGATGTCCTGCTCCGGAGGCTCACCGTGGGGAACGACCTCAAGGATACGATCCAGGAGAACGCCACCGGACCCAAGAAGGCCACGGGCGACTCCGGTTCGGTCGAACAGCACGGTCTTCAGGACCAGATCGCGGTCGACCGCTACCTGGCCTCCAAGCGGGCGATGAGGACGCGGACCAAGGGGCTGATCCTCACCAAACTGGTCCCGCCGGGGGCGGCGTGAGAGCCGCAGGCTGGCTGACCAAGGGGCTTCGCGCCCTGCGCTGCCTCCGTGCTCCCGGCCTCGCTGGCTCCGCCGCCCACGGCCAGAGCGGAGCGGTGCGCCAGGTCGTCCCGACCATGCGCCGCATCGTGCGCGCCCGCTACGACGCCGCCCAGACCACCCACGACAACTACCGGCACTGGGCCCTGGCGGACGGGCTCTCGGCCGACGTGGCGGCCTCGCCGGCCGTGCGTCGGATCCTGCGCAACCGTGCCCGCTACGAGGTGGCCAACAACAGCTACGCCCGCGGCATCGTCCTGACTCTGGCCAACGACGCGATCGGCACTGGCCCCCGGTTGCAACTCATGGGCATCCGCGGCGAGGACGCCCGCCTCATCGAGCGCGGCTTCGCCGATTGGGCCGCCGCAGTAGGCCTCGCGGAAAAGCTGCGCTGCATGCGCATGGCCCAGGTCGAGGACGGCGAGGCCTTCGCCCTGCTGGTTTCCAATCCTCGGTTGGGCGTCCCGGTCACGCTCGATCTGCGTCTGGTTGAGGCTGAGCAGGTCAGCACTCCCAACGTCGGCTGGCTCCAGCCCAACCGCATCGACGGCATCTCCTTCGACACCGCCGGCAATGCGGTCGAGTACCACATCCTCAAGTTCCACCCCGGCGGGCCGATGGGGCTCATGCCCCTGGAATACGACAAGGTGCCGGCGGGGTCGGTGATCCATCTCTTCCGGCCAGACCGGCCGGACCAGCGCCGGGGCATCCCCGAGATCACCCCGGCTGTCCCACTCTTCGCCCAGCTGCGGCGCTACACCCTGGCGGTGATCGCGGCGGCCGAGACCGCCGCCGACTACGCCGGCATCGTCTACACCGATGCGCCGGCTGGGGGGGAGGCGGATCCGGTCGAGCCGATGGACACCATCCGCCTGGAGAAGCGGGCGCTGCTGACCATGCCCGGTGGCTGGAAGATGGAGCAGATGCGGGCGGAGCAGCCGTCCACCACCTACGCCGAGTTCAAGCACGAGATCCTCAACGAGATCGCCCGCTGCCTGAACATGCCCTTCAACATCGCGGCCGGCAACTCATCCGGCTACAACTACTCCTCGGGGCGTCTCGATCACCAGACCTACTTCAAGGCCCTTCGCGTCGACCAGGCGCGCATCGCTGCTCAGGCCCTGGACCGAGTGTTCGCGGTGTGGCTGCGCGAAGCCCTGCTCATCGACGGCTACCTGCCAGAGCGGTTGCGGGCCGCAGGCCTCGACTGGTCGCACCAGTGGTTCTGGGACGGCCACGAGCACGTCGATCCCGCCAAGGAGGCCAACGCCCAAGCGACGCGGCTGCAGAACCTCACCACCACCCTGGCCGACGAGTACGCGAGACGGGGCCAGGATTGGGAAGCCCAACTCCAACAGCGGGCGCGAGAAGTTCGTCTCATGCAGGAACTCGGACTGAACGCCGCAACAACTCCAACGCTGCCGGGCAATGCGGAGCCAGGCGAGGCTGGGCGAGGCACACCAAGGCAAGGCAACTCACCCGATGATTCCAGCGATCCCGCCACCCCATCCCCCGACCCCGCTAACCCCGATGCCGGAGATGACATCGATGCCCGTGCCGC